TGCTCATGCTCGTCCTCGTTTGTTTGGGTTGCGCCGGGCTTGCCGTCCCGACATGATTTAAGATACGACGGGAAATTAAGGAAAGCAATAGGATGCGACAAAAAAGATTGGAGCGAGGCGGGAAGAGGTTTCCCCGCGTTTCCGCCAGTTTTCGCCACGGGTGGCGGAAATACCAGATGATCCCGCAGCCGCCCCCGGCCCCATCGTGTAGGCATGGCCAAATCCAAGTCCGACCCGTCCACCTCCGAGGCCCCGGCCACGGATCCCACCACCACCGAAGCCGAGGCCGTCCAGCCCGTACAGGAAGCCCAGGCGCCCGAGGAAGCGCCCGAGCAACCCAGCGACGAGCCACCCGTCGAGCTTCCCGAGCCCGAGGCCGCCCCGGAGATCCCCGAGATCCCGGACGGCATCCCCGAGAGCGCCTATCAGCTTTCGCACCGCTTCGTCCCGTGCTGGATCCGCTGGACGCCGGAGCTGCGCGCCCAGGTGGAAGGCCGGTGGATCGACCGCGATCTGGACCGGCAGATGCTGCCCATCCTGACCCTGGAGGATTCCCGCGGCTCGTCCCGCTGGCTCCTGGGCATCGTCCTGTACCGCGTCAAGGCCCATCACATCGCGATCGACCTGTCCACCTCCTGGCTCGACCAGATCCTGGAGCAGGTGGACGTCCTGATGCGCCGCCATGGGTTTCTGGGCGCCGAGCCGATCGCCGATCCTTCCGCGCTCGCCGACGGCGTGACCGAGATCGAGATCAACCCGACCGAGCTCCAGTTCGTGTCCGTGCCCAACGGCCGCGGATTCCGGCAGCTGGATCCGGAGGACACGGTCCAGTTCCGGGCGCAGATCCGGCTGGTCTGGCTCGAGCACGTGAACCAGGGCTGACCGCATGGCCCGGCCGAAGAAGGAATACCCCCCCGAGAAGCTCGCAGCACTGCGGGCCGATTGGGTGGGGTCCACCCTCTCGCCGAACGCTTTGGAGCAGAAGCACGGCATCCCGCGGTCCACGATCCGGGGCCTGATGGACGGAATCGAGCGGGAGGGCGGCGAGAAGAAGCGGGCCATTCTCCGCGCCGCCGCCGCGGGCGTCACGGACTCGCTCGACGACAAGAGCTTGGATCGCGTGGTCCGCAACGAGGCCCAAGAGGACATACGCGTCATGAGCGTGGCGGCCAAAGGCGCCAAAGGCATCATCGAACGTGCGGAGAAGCTGATCGCCGAGGTCAAGAATTCATGGGAGCTGCCCATGATGGCGAACGCGCTCGCGCAAGGCATGACGGTCTATCGCAAGGCCCGCGAGCTGGAGACACCTCTGGACGAGGCCCCGGTGCGCAAGGTTCGCGTGATCGAGGTCGACCCTTGAGCGAGGCCGACATCGAATTCCGGATCCCCCGGAAGCTGGCTCCACTCCGCAAGTCGAAGAAGCGGTTCCGAGTGATCAAAGGTGGTCGCGGAGGCGCCAAGTCTGAGTTCGAGGCCGGGGATGCCCTCATCGAATCCCTCGAGGGGTACCACAAGTACCTGTGCGTGCGCGAGATCCAGAAGTCCATCGGTGAGTCCGTCTACGCCACGCTGGAGAAGGTCGCCCGCCGCCTCGGGATTCACGAGGAATTCGAGTGGCTGAAAACCTCGATCACCGCCAAGACGACAGGATCCATCTTCATCTTCGGCGGCCTATCTGGACAGACAGCGGAATCCCTCAAGTCCATCCCCGACGTGGACCGTTGCTGGGTGGAGGAAGGCCAATCGGTTTCGTCGTCTTCTTGGGCGATCTTGAAGCCTACCGTGTTTCGAAACCCGGGCGCGGTGATCACGGTCACCATGAACCCGCGGCTCGAATCAGACGCCATCTACGCCGATCTGGTGGCCAGTGGGCGCGACGACGTGGAAGTCGTGACGGTCAACCTGGATGACAACCCATGGGCGACTGAGGAGCAGAAGGCGGAACGGGATCACGACTTCGCGACAGATCCAGTCAAGGCCGAACACATCTGGGGCGGTGCCCTTCGTCCTTCCGTCGAGGGCGCGATCTACGGCAAGGAGATGGCCCGCCTTGAGGCATCCGGCCGGCTCGGTCTCTACCCGCACAGCGCGAACTTGGACACCATCGTCGCGTTTGACCTAGGTGGATCCTCGAAGACAGCCGACCACACGTCGTTCGTCCTCGGGCAGCACGTCGCCGGCGAGCGCCGCATCTGCATGGCCCATGAGGACCGCGGCCAGATGTTCAGCTACTACCTGGACCTGCTCAAGCGCACGGGCTACCGGATCGACAAGATCGCCCTGCCGCACGACGCCCGCAACCACAGCGCACTCGTCAAGGGGACCATCGAGGACCTGACAAAGCAGGCATTCCCGAACGCGCAGGTGGTCGTGGTTCCCCGCACCGACAGCGTGGCCTCTGACATCAACTTCGTGCGCGAACGCTTCGACACGATCACGATCGACCGCGAAGGAGCGAAGGATCTCGTCCAGGCGCTGCGCAGCTACCGGTGGGACATCAAGGAGTCCACGGGCCTCGCGCAGAAGCCCCTGCACGACACGTACAGTGACACGGCCGACGCCTTCCGGTACTGGATGATGCAGGAGGCCGCCAGCTCGGGCCGCGTGAACGCCTCCTCCCTCGACGCGCTCAAGCAGCGCATGCAGAACCTGTCCAACATCAATCCATTCGGAGCCGCTTCATGACCGACCAGACGCAGACCGAGACGGAGCAGCCCACGCGCACCCCGATCCTGATCGACACCACCAACGCCACCGCCGAGCAGCTGGAGAAGATCGTCCAGGACTTCCTGCCGATCGAGTGGCTGGGCAAGTTCGGGTTCGACGACGAGATCATCGGCGCCATGGTGGAGTTCGAGATCTTCCCGCAGGTGGTGTTCTTCTCGGACGACCCCGACAAGGTGCCGCACGTGCGCGCCGCCGACATCTTCGGAAGGGTCGTGAACCAACTCCTCCACAACGAGATGGACCTGTACCGGGCCGTGGGCAAGAAGACCGCGACCCTGGAGAAGCTGCGCGCGGAGATCGAGGCGGGCGCCGTGCCGCTCACCTCCGACGATCTCGAACGCGCCGCCACCACCGAAGGCGGCCTGGCCGCCGTGATCGCCGAGAAGCTGGCGAGGAAGGAGAACCCCGATGGATGACGAACTCCTCGAAGGCGACTCGTCGGCCGAAATGCTGGTGGCCCAGCGCAAGCCCGACTTGGAGCTGATGCAGGCGCGCCGTGAGGCCGCCAAAGCGATGTGGGAGCCGATCCACGGGGACGCCGAGGCTGACGCCCGGTTCATCGACGGGGCCGACATGTGGGACGCGCAGATCGCTCGCGCCCGCCAGCAGTCCGGGCTCTCCTGCCTGGTCTACAACCAGTTGGCCCCCAAGCGCCTCTACATCGTGAACAACGCCCGCAGCGCTGACACCGGCGTGAAGTGCCTCCCCATCGCCGACGGAGCCGAGGCGAACACGGCGAAGGTGTTCGACGGCCTGATCCGGTTCATCTGCCGGGAGTCCAACGCCAAGGAGGCGTTCGTCCATGCGCTCAAGGGCGCGGTGACGGGCGGCGTGGGCATGGTGCGGGTGATCCCGGTGAAGTGCGACGACGGGCGCGTGGACCTGCGCGTGCAGCGGGTGCTGAACCCGGGCGCTCTCTGGATCGACCCGGCGGCCGAGGAAGTCGACTGGACCGACGCGCAGTACTGCTTCTACCGGTACAAGATGGCCCGCAGCTCCGCGGGGCGCATCTGGGAAGACTCCACCCTGGAGACGGAGAAGAGCTCCAAGAACCAGACCGAAATGGTGGAAATCACCGAGTACTGGTGCAAGGAAGGGGAAGAGGACGGATTCCGGTGGTCCCAGCACTTCTACTGGAAGGACGAGTGGATCTCCTCCGACTTCAGCTATCCCGGGAAGATGATGCCTTTCGCCCTGGTGATGGGCGAGGAGGAGGTGATCGGAGACGTCCGGAAGTTCAAAGGCATCGTGCGGGACAACAAGGACATGCAGCGCCTGCTCAACATGTCCAAGAGCCTCACCGCCGACTACATCGTGCGCAGTTCGATCCAGCAGTGGCTGGTGCGCTCGGAGCAGATCGCCGGGTACGAAAAGTTCTGGCTGGAGTCCAACGTCAACGGCGTGCCCGTGCTCCCGTGGGTTGGTGGACCTGGTGACGCCCCGCCCGTCCGCCTTCCTCCCGTAGAGCCGCCCGTCGGGTTCCAGACCGTGTCCACCGAGGCCGACAGCGACCTCCGTTCCGCGATCGGAATCCGGGACACCATGGCGGACCTGCCGCCCAACATCGCATCCGAGACGATGCGGATCCACCTCACCCAGGCGAACATCGGGACGTTCGGCTTCCACGACCGGCGCATGCTCATGGAGCGCACCGTCGGCAAGATCCTTCTGGACCTGATCCCCGCCTATTACGACCAGGCCGAAGTCCGGCAGGTGATGGGAATCGACGGCAACGTGTCGCAGATCCCGGTCAATCAGCCGTACGAGGAGAACGGCCAGACGGTCGCCCACTACCTGACCCGCGGCAAGTACTCCATCGACGTCACCAGCGGCCCGGGGTACGAGACATCCCAGCGCGAGGCCATCGACAAGATCGTGGAGATGGGCAAGGTGAACCCGGCGGTGATCCAGGTCGGCGCCGACATCCTGGTCCGCAAGAGCCAATTCGACGGAGCGACGGAGATCGCCGACCGCCTGTTTGCCGGGCTTCCCCCGCAGATCCAGGCCGCGTCGAACGCCACCAACGGCGACAAGGCGCAGGTGGCCGGGCTCATGGCGCAGGTCCAGACCCTGTCCCAGCAGCTCCAGCAGGTGCAGGGAGTTGCCCAGCAGCTCCAGCAGCTGAATGAAAAGCTCCAGGTGGACGTCAAGGCCCAGGTGGCCAAGGTCCACGCGCAGGCACGCGCGGACGCCAACCAGTCCCAGCTGGACCACCAGCACAAGGTCGCGGAGATCGTGGTCGAGGGACAGGTCCAGGCCAACTTGGACGCCCAGCGTGGCCACACCGAGATCTTCCACCGAACCATGGATCACACGCTGGGGAGTTCCGCCCCCGGCTTCCTTCCCTGACCTTCCACCCGAGGAGAAACCATGCCCATCGAAACCAGTCTTGCGATCGACGAGACGCAGCAGACCACCGACGCCGCCGTCCTTCCCGTGGAGGAGGGGCAGGCCGCGCCCGAAGGTGGAGCCCCCACCGACCCGGCGCCGCAGGATCCGCCCCCGTTCCGGGCGTGGGAAGCTAAGCGCGAGCCGCCGCCCTCGATCCCCTACAGCCGATTCGTGGAGGTCAACACCGAAGCGACGACCTACCGGCAGAAGGCGGAGCAGCTCGAGCGCCAGATCCAGGAACTCCAGGCGCGGGACGCCAAGCTTCCGGCCAGCCCCGATGACGTGAAGCCCGAGGACTTCCCCAACGACCCCCAGGGGTACCTGAAGGCCTTGACGGCCGCCGTCGCCCGGAAGACCCGCGAGGACGCGATCCAGGAAGTCCGGCAGGAGTTCCAGGCCCGCGAGATCCAGGCGCAGGCCGTCCGCGAGCAGCAGACCTTCGAAGCATCGATCCAGGAGGCCGCCAAGGAGAACCCTGACGTGGTCGCCGCGCGGCGCTTCTTCGACGAGCACGCCGACAAGATCCACCCCGCCGTGGCCCGGGAGCTGATCCTGGACAAGAACGTGGGCCACCTGATGGTCCGCCTCGCCACCGACCAGGGCCTCCTGGAGAAGCTGTTCCAGGGACACCCGGTGGACGCCATCCGCATGATCCACGGGGAAGCGGCCCTGATCGCCCACGCCCGGAAGCAGGGAGTCCAGGCTCCCGCGGCCGTGACGCCGCCCGCGGTGACTCCTCCGGCCCTCCAGCCGACCAGGCCGACCCCGAGCGTGCCGCTCAAGCCCAAGGGCACCCCGTCGGCCGGAACCACGCTCACACCGGCGCAGATCCGCGCCCTGACCCCGGCGCAGTACCAGGAGTACAAGAAGCGCCTGGGGTAATTCCAGATGAGACACCGCACACCCGGGGCGATATGTTCCGGGTGTGCGTGGACCCTCCGGCGGCGGAGTAAAACACCGAGCCTGGACGTGGTCCACCAGGTGCCGCCCGGCGGGGCGTTAATCGCGACAACGCTTGGCCGTCGGCTTGTGCTGGCCGGGCCTCGTACCAAAGCACGGAACCAGCATCCGTCCACATCTCCGGCGCCGCCGCGCCAAGGAGTCGCGCAATGTCCACTCTCATCAATTCCGCCATCATCGGGCAGGAAGTCCTCCAGAACTTCGAGAACCAGCTGGTCATGGCTGGCGTCGTCGACTTCTCGTACAACGACAAGTTCGGCGCTGGGGATGCCCCGATTGGCATCTCCTACAGCTTCCCCAAGCCCATCCAGCCCACCGTCACCCGCAACAACCTGGCTTGGAACGCGGGCAACTCCGTGGTCAGCCAGGCGAAGGTCACCCTGACCATCGACCGGACCGTGACCTCCCCGATCTCGTTCACCGAAGCGGACCTCTCGCTGCGGTTGAGCCGGTTCTCGGAGCGGATCATCGTCCCCGCCACCGCGAAGATCGCTTCCGACCTGGACTCCCAACTCTCGGATGCGATCATCAACTCCACCGTGGGCGGATCTCCCGCCAACGCCGGCCTGGACTACTCGAACATCACCCACGGATCGGTGATCGCGAACGCCGCCGGGTACGTGGTGGGCGACTACAAGACCGCCGTCAAGCCGAGCACCATCCTCAAGGCCAAGAAGGTCTTGGCCGACCAGGGCTGCCCGCTCGACGACGGCAACCTCTACGGTGCCCTCACCACCACGGCGAACGCCCAGCTTCTGGATGCCCAGTCGACCCTGTTCAACGTGCTAACGGTGATCGACGACACGTACCGCAAGGGCTTCATCAGGTCCTACAACGGCATCAAGTTCGCCGAGAGCCAGACCATGGCCACCCACACCAACGGCGCCCAGCAGGCCATCACGGTCACCTCGGGCACCCTGACCACCGGATGGGCCGAAGTTGCTACCCTGACCATTCCCGCCCTCACCGGCGCGGTCAAGGCGGGCGACGTGTTCCAGGCCGCCACCTCGAAGATCGTCAATCCCCTGTCCAAGAACGTCACGGACCTGCCCGCGCAGTTCCAGGTGGTCGCGGACGCGGCGATCGGCGACACCTCGATCGTGGTCAGCCCGGCCCCGATCTCCGCCGGCCCCTACAAGAACATCGACGCGACCCTCAACGGCCAGGCCATCAACCTGACCGGCGACACCGCGGTCGACGGCTCCCACGGTGCCAACCTGTCGGGCCAGGAGTCGCTCATCTTCCACAAGCGCGCCATCCAGGCGGCCAGCCCCAAGCTGTTCCTGCCCAAGAAGGCCGTGGAGATGGCGGAGCTCATCAGCCCCGAGGACGCGGAAGGGTTCAGCATCCGCTTCCTGCGCGACTACGACACCGTGGGCGCCTCGACGACCTTCGGTGGCGGTGTCGGCACGGGCGGCCCCGGCTCGATCTCGCGCTTCGACGTGTTCTGCGGCTTCAAGGCCTCGCAGCCCGCGTGGATCGTGCGCGTTCGTTCCTCGGCCCTGGCGTGACCCACGGGACCGGCCTTCGGGCTGGTCCTTTCCCTCGTTGAGCAGGAGGCTACATGATCTCGTCCAAGCGTGCCTATGACCTCGTTTGGGGCGCCCTGCGGGACACCGGAATGGTGGGACTCGGCGACGACCTGGACGACAACATGGCCCAGGAGGTGCTCCTCCTGCTCAACGGGATCCGCGCGGAGTGGTCCCTCAACGTGCGGAACTACGCGCTGTTCGACCGGACCTTCCAGGCCCCGGAGAACCGCGCCTCGATCTCCATGGGGACCGGCGGTGACATCACGGTCCGGCCGGCGGACATCACCCAGGTGGTGGTCTACCAGGCCGCGCCGCCTCTCGGAGTGGCGATCCCTCTCGGTGCCCCGCTCCCGTATGAGAGCTACCGCAACCGGCCGTTGACCGAGATCTTCGCGATCCCGGAGCAGTGCTTCGTGGACACGAACTTCCCGCTCCAGCGGCTCTACTTCTTCCCGGGCCTCACGGTGGGGTATTGGGTGCGCGTGCAGGGCATGGCCTACATGACCGAGTACGAGCACCTTTCGGACGGCTTCATGGACCCGCCGGAGTGGTGGGAGCCCCTGCGCATGGCCCTGGCCCTGCGGGCCGCTCCGCGCTACGGCGTCGAGCTTCCCGCCGGCCTGGTCATGCAGTACCAGAGCGCCCTCAAGCACATCAAGAGCCACATGTTCGCGGCCCGCCTCAAGCCCATGCCTCTCGGAGGATTAGGCTCTGAGCGCGGCACCACGATCAACATGCTCTCGGGGCTCTGATGGTCGTCCCTGTCCAGAACCCGGCATCCATCACGCCCCCGGGCGGCGCGCAGCCGGTCACGCTCTCAATCCCCCTGGGTTCGAAGCCGTTCGCCACGCCGTGGTATTCCGTCGGCCGGGAGATCTGCAAGAACCTGTTTCTGGAGTTCGCCTCGAGCCCGGACGCGAAGGCGCAGTACTACCTGCTCAAGGTCCCGGGCCTTCGCCGTTTCGGAGCCATCCCGGCCACGAACACCGGGGCATGCCGGATGCTGTTCACCGCCTCGAACAAGCGCGTGTTCGCCGTGATCGGCTCGGACCTGATCGAACTTGCCCAGGACGGCACCCGGACGGTGCGCGGCACGCTCAACTCGTTCCAGGGGCCCGTAGTCTCCGCGGACAACGGCTCGCTTCTGATGCTGGTCGACGGCTCGGATGGCTGGATCCTGCGGTACTCCGACTCCAACCTGACCGCCATCACGGACCCCGACTTCCCGGGCGTGGAAGCCGGCACGCTGGCCCCGACCCACGTCGCGGTCCTGGACACCTACTTCGTGGTCAACGTCCCCGGGACGAACACCTACCGGTGGTCCTGGCCGTCCTACGTGCGCACCACCAACCCAGCCGGCGACCAGGCGCCCTACGACCCCGCGGAACAGTCCGGGTACTGGGACCCCCTGAACATGGGGATGAAGGTCGGCAGCCCCGACAACATCGTGGCCCTGGCCAAGTGCAACAACTACCTGTGGCTGATCGGACAGGATCAGTCCGAAATTCACTACGACACCGGCAACTACAACACTCAGCTGTTCGCCCGGTACCAGGGCGCGCTGTTCCAGATGGGCACCGAGGCCCCGCACTCGCTGGCCGTGTACCAAAAGCAGATATTCTGGCTGGCCCGCGACAACGAGGGAACCATCGGGGTCTGGTCGAACGCCGACATGTCCCCGGTGAAGGTGTCAACCATCGGCATCGAGCAGATGATCGAGGAGATGGGCACCTGGTCGGACGCGGTGGGCTGGACCTACTGGCAGTCCGGCCACCCCTTCTACGTGCTCCAGTTCCCTACGGCCTCCCGGACGCTGGTCTACGACCTCCTGACCCAGGCCTGGCACGAACGCACCCACCTGGCCCAGGCCACGGGCGCAGACGTGCGCTGGGACGGCATGATGGCCACCGCGGCGTGGGGGAAGCTCATCACGGGCGACGTGTCCCACCCGACGCTCTACGTCCTGGACCCGAAGTACTACCAGAACGACAACCCGATGGACTCGGGCGTGTCCTACATCCGGTGCCAGAAGAATACCCCGATCCAGTTCTCGAACGGCGTGAACGTCCTGTGCTTCTGGATCCAGGTGGAGTGCAACCACGGCTCCGGCCTGACCGTGGACACCGCCCAGGGCGTCGGGCTGGACCCTCGCGTCCAAGTGGCGCAGTCGCGGGACTGCGGCATCACCTACGGCAGCGAGCGCAGCGCGCGCATCGGGAAGCAGGGCGACTACCTGCACCGGTCCCGGATCTCTTCCTGGAACGCGGCCCGCAACGGCGTGTTCCGCATCACCATGACAGATCCTGTTCCGTTCCAACTGATCGCTCTCCTGGCCAACGTGAAGCCGGCGGCTTTCTGATGTCAACCGCAGGCTTTCCCATCCCGATCGCAACGCCTCCGCTCAACGGGAAGGCGTTTTCCGAGCCGTGGGCGCGGTACTTCAAGTGGCTCGGAGACGACAACCTCCAGGCCAACAAGTTCGAGGACGTCCGCGGCGTGCCCGGGGCCAGGTACACGATCAACGCGAACGCGTGCCTCCTCTCGTTCGAGGCATCGGCCGCCCTCGTCTCTCCCGTGGAAATCCCGCTTCCCATGCGGTCGCTCGCGCCCTTCGAGGTGCGCACCGACACCGCAGCGGAGTGGTACCCGTCCCAATCCAAGACCGTGACGATTCCTGTCGGTGCACGCTTCGCGCAGGCCTGGTACATCGTCGACCCTCGAGCAACAAGGAGCACCCCATGATCCCAGCACTTCTGGCGGCCGCAGGAACTGGCACACTTGGCAACATCGCAGGCATGGGCGTTGCCGCGGGCATGGCGAACCAGGGGATGGACGACTACCGCAAGTGGACCGGCTACGGCACGGACGCCTTGCGCGCGGGCGCCCAGCAGGCGCAGGGGACGTACAGCCCCTACACCACAGCGGGCGCGGGTGGGATCGCCGGGGCGGCCTCGGGGATCGCCGGGCGTGCCCAAGCGGCCGGGCCCCAGCTCTCGAACACCAATCCCAACGACGTCTCCCAGTACCTGGATCCCTCGATGGGTTTCCAGACCAACCAGGCGAACCGGCAGCTGATGGCGACCGGACTCGCTGGCGGTGCAGTAGGCGGAGGCCTTGCCCGGGCGCTTTCGAACCAGGCTGGCCAGATGGCGCAGGGCAACTGGAACAATGCCTACCAGCAGATGTTGAACACAAACAACCAGAACTTCGGGCAGCAGCAGCAGCAGTACCAGAACAACACCGACTTCCAGCAGCAGCAGATCCAGAACGGGCTCCAGCTCGGAGGCCTCGGGCTCCAGGCTGCCCAGGGCCTGGCCGGAAACCAGCTCGCCTACAACCAGGGAATCAACGAGAACTACGGCAACATCGCGGCGAACCAGCAGAGCGGGTACAACGCGATCGGCGGGATCCTCGGGAAGGGGATCAGCGGAACAGCCGGGCAGATCGGGTCCGCGATTTCCAACATCTTCGGAGGTCTGTGATGGCGCAGGCAACGTGGCTTCCATACGATCCGGACACCCGGCCCGTGATCGACCCGGAGAAGATCGCGGCCACTCGCGACCTCATCAACTCCGCCCTGCTCCGGCGGGCCTTCGCAGCCAACATCGCGACCCAGGGTGGAATGGATGCCCAGGGGAACCCGGTCCGGCCCGGAGCCCTGAACGAGGCTGGGTTCTTGCGCGCGGCCCAGGCGGCCCAGCTCAACCCGCAGGACTACCAGCTCCCGAACCAGTGGGCAGGCCAGCAGGGAGACGCGGCTCTCCAGCAGATCGGCCAGAACATGGCGATCCGGCAGATGGGCGGCAACCCGCAGGAAATGACCCGCAACGGCGCCGGGTTCGGGGCTCCGCAGGGTCACTTCGAGAAGGTCGACACCTCCTGGATGGAAGACCCGCGCCTCAAGGGACAGGCCGCGCCCGCAGCGCAGGATCCCGGCGTCCTCCAGAAGCTGGCGGAGTTCCTGGGACTCTCCCAACCTGCTGCCCAGCCCGCACCCGTTCAGGAAGCCGCCGCGCCGCCGCAGGCCGCCGCGCCGCCACTTCCTCCCGGCGGAGCCCAAGCCTCCGACTACACCCAGCCGACTGCGATCCAGGACCTGGGGGCCGGGCGCATCACCGCACCCAGCGACAGCCCGCCCCAAGACCACCCCATGGAGCGATTCGTTCCTGGTGGACCCGACAACCGGACCGGCGTGCAGGCCGTGGTGGATTCTGCTGGGACGAGCTCAGGCCTTCCCGGGACCAGCTTCGCTGGTGCTGGTGGTGAAGCCTCCGACTTGTTCACCTGGGAGCCCAAGGACGACGGCACCAACACCTACCGGCAGTACAGACAGGCCCTCGGACAGAAACTGAACGCGGCCGGATTCCCGGATGCATCGACCTACCTCCGTTCGATCTACGAGAACACGATCAAGGAGAACGTGCCGACGGTCCCGACGCCCATGATGGCCCTGGACCCGAAGACGGGCCGGATCGACCAGGGGAAGTTCCAGCAGCTTCTTTCGGAATACGCGGCCAAGGGAATCCAGGCCGAAGGCAAGGCGCGCGCCGCCGTGATGGCCGCCCGCGGCACCCTCGCCGACGAGGCCAACAAGTACGGCGTGGCCACGGTGGAGCAACGCAAGACCGAGCTGGCAGACGGAACGCTCTTGCGCGACACCGGTTCCCGCGACCAGGCTGCAGCCCTGCGGACGAACTTCGGGAACATCGACTCGCTCCAGAAGGAACTGAACGCCGCCGGCACGAACACCACCGCCCTCGGGCTCCTAGCCCCGCAGATCGCGCGCGCCTACGCCACCGCCCTGAACCCTGGGGCCCAGCTCTCGGAGGGCAACCTGGACGAGGTGGCCCGCGCCCTGTACCCGGAGCAGTTCGGGAACAAGGACCTGATCAAGAAGGCGGTGATGGGCCTGGTCCGCGGCTTCAAGAACGGCGACTGGTCCCTGTTCAACCAGATCTCGGACGCCGTCGACGCGGGCGACCCGAAGGCTGTCGCGGCCCGGTTCGGGCGGATGCTCTCGGAGGCAGGGAAGCGCAACGCGACCACCTACGATTCGTACGTCACCCCGGCCCCCAAGTCCACCACAGAGCAGCTTTCCGACGCCGTGGGCACGACTCCGAAGCCCACCCCGGCGCCTGCTGGAGCACCTGCAAAGGAGCAGGCCCGCACCGTCTCGCAGGGAAGCGGAGAGCAGAAGCCGGAGGCCGGACGGAAGCCTCCCGCTGCGACCGGCGGCCCGAAGGTGGGGGAGCAGAAGACTCGCGGCGGCGTGACCGCTGAATGGGACGGGAAGACCTGGAGGAGGGTCCGCTGATGGCTGGCGAAGACCTGGGCGCGGATTGGGGAAACGATCCCACCCCCGCAGGAAACGGGACCCGGCGCAAGTCGTACCGGTCGCGGGAGGTGGGGGACCTGGACAACTACCTCCGAACCGGACGGGCTCCGGCGGGGGAAGACCTCGGGGCGGATTGGGGGAGCGACGCGGTTCCGGTGGCTGCGAAGCCCGCGGCGGCTCCGGCTGCGCCCCCTCCTGGTGGTGCCGTCGGAAGCCTGCTCACGAACCCGGGGCTCGCTGGGCTTTACCTCAAGAGCGACCCGAAGGGCTTCGTCCGCAACGCCCTGCAGGAGGGTCGCGACGTTGCTTCCGGTGCTCTCGCCCTGGGCGAAGCCGGGGCGCGGTGGGCTGGACAGAAGATCAGCGAGGGCGCCCGCGCCTTGTACCCGGCGGCAAGCCTGGGCATGGATCGCGACCCCGTGGCGGAACAGGGATTCGTTCCCGCGCTGCAGCACGCATGGGAGAACCGGAACACCGGATGGAGGACCATGGGGAACAACCCCGTGAACATCGCGGGCACGGCCGCCCTGATGGTCCCTGGAGCCGGGCAGGTTCTCGGACCTAACCTCCTCGCGCGTGCGGCTGCCATTGCGGGAGGAAACGCCGCGGTCGGCGCCGGGACCGGTGCATCCGAAGCGCTTCTCCAAGGCAAGGACCAGGACATCGCCAGGGATGCAGAGATCGGCGGCCTTGTGGGGCTTGGTGGTGGCGTGGCTGGCGAACTCCTGCGCGGGTTTGGGGCCTCCAGGTTCCCGGGGCTCTCCAGGGCAGCCAATCCCAAGGTGACGCCGGCCGCGAAGGACATGGTCCGCACCGAGCTGGACAACATCCTTTCGAAGGGGGTTCTCCCGAAAAACCGGGAGAGCCTCCTGGACGTGGCTACCAAGATGCGGGAGCAGGCGGGAAGCCGGTACGAAAGCGCGGTCGGTGCCGTGGATCCTGCCTGGACCGTCCCTCTTGAGCAGATGGAGAAGGACGCCCGGGAGAAGCTTCTGGACCGTCTCGCCGATCCCTACCGCATGGCCGCGGAATACGACGAGGCCTTGGGCCGCGCCGTGCTGCCCGACGAGGCGGACAAGCAGATCGGCTCAAAGTTCAAGTCCATGCGCGCGACCCTGGTTTCCCGGGCTGCCGAAGCGGATCCAGAGCGGGCCGCGTGGGGACTGGCCAACGCCCGCGACATCACGGCCGCCCGCACCGCGGGATCGAACCCGGTGATGTACCAGGCCCCCACCGGGGCCGCCCAGATGATGGCCAAGGACGTCGGCAGCTCCTTCCGGGACGCCATGACCGACGCTCTGATGTCCAACCCCGACTACGCCGCCGCCCTCGGGCCGGACGCCGCGAAGCAGTACGCCCTCTCGAAGAACCTGGAGAAAGTCATTACCTCCCCGGGCCGCGTGGGGCTCCAGCATCGCCTTCCGATCCTGAACTTCTCGGTGGACCCGTGGTGGCTCTCGTCCGCAGCCTACAAGACCGGCAGCGCCGCCGATCGGCTTGTCCTTCCTATCGCCCGCGGGATCATGGGCCGGGCGATTGCGGGAGACTCGACCAGGCGCTCCGGGAAATGACCGAAGACCACCGAGACGTCCAGCCCCCGCGCAGGGGACGGATCTCGGACCGGTCGGCGTAGAGGCACCAGAGCATCCTGCACCAGCCGAAGAGCATCCATGGCAGGAACTCCGCCACGGCATAGATCCCGATCCTGACCACCAACGGGACGACCAGAAAGACGACGACGGCGCCGACGCAGAAGATGGTGATGCCGCCGGCGATCTCGAGCATAGTCCGTTCTCCGTTCTGCCCCCGAACTTACATCCTGTAGAGGCGGGGCGCAACTTCGGCTTGCGGACGGCGCGGATTTCGTCTATCTTCAAGAGGCCGGAGGGTGGTGCCACCGGCCTAGAAGTTTGCGGGACAACGGCCCGCTCCTCTGCCCGAAAGGGGTCCTTCGAGGAAGGACGGCACCACCAGAGGGGCGGGTCCCGTCGTTTGGAGGGTGCGATGTTCGAATGGTTCAAGGCTGGGATCTCCCTGGCCATCGGAAGGGCGGTCGGTGAGCTGTTGACCGGGCTTGCCGTCCTGGGGTGCATCATCGTGTTCGTGGTGGTGCTCATGTTGTGGGCCAAGTGGCGGGAGAGACCCTGATGGACGACAATCTCCCTGTCTTCTCGCAGTTCCTGGCGCAAAACATGACCGACCTGCGCGACCTGACGCCGAACGCGCTCGAAGATCGCGCGGCCCTGGACCAGTTCCAGCGGAGCGCGAGCGCCATCGGCTCCCACATCACACGCGAGATCCTGGGCGATCCGGCGCGGTTCGCGCGGCGCGTCAGCGGGCATTTCGGATTCTCCACGCCGAAGGAGCTGGCTGGGGCCGCCCAGCGGTGGGAGGTCAGCATCGAGATTCGTCCCGCCGGCGAGCGTGCGCAGCAACTCGAGAGGATTTCCGAGCTTCGCCGCTGCTTGAACGAGCAGCGCGTTCGCGCCGAAGCCGCCGAAACCGAGGTGGCGCGTCTTCTCTGGACCGTGGTCGGTGCAGCATGACCGCCCCCACCCCCATCCCCCTGCGCATCGACCCGGACCTCTCTGTCTCTCTCCTGGCTGTCCCGCTCCCACCGAAGAACGGCATGGGCGGCGCCTTCGTGGTCTTCCAGGAATCCGGGCCGATCACCACCTCCCACCACGTCCGCTCCATCATCTCCGACACCCTAGGGGTGATACCGGAGGCGGTGCACGACCTGACGCCGCTGCCGAAGCACAATGACGAACCCGCCCCGAACGATCGGTGCGATCGCTGCCGGATCGGAAAGGCGCTGGGGATCGACGACGACATGGACTGGTTCGACGCCGCCACCGTCGGCGACCTGGTGCGCTTCATCGAGGCGCGGGAAGCGGGGGACCGGGGATGAACCGCCTTCGCGCATGGCTGCGCAGCAACGCCCAAGCGATCCGCGAATTCGACGCCGCCTGCTACCACCAATTCCGGGGAGCTTTCCATGTCTGACACCAGATGCCATACGTTCACCGGCACAGGCTTCGACCCGTTCGAGCCGTGCGCGGAAGATGTCCGCCTCAAAGACATCGCCCATCACCTCTCCCTGACCTGCAGGTATGGCGGGGCGAGCCCTTGGTTCTACAGCGTCGCCGAACACGCCGTCCGGGTATCCCGTCTCCTCCTGCAGGTGACCGGGGATTATCGGAGCGCGCTCCACGGGCTGCACCACGACGATGCCGAGGCCTACATCCACGACATCCGCCGGCCGATCAAGGCGCGCCTACTCATCATGGGCGGCGGTCCGCACGGATGCAGCTGCAGCTTCGAGGTTGCAGAGGCTGCAGTCCATGGCGCCATCCTGCAGGCGCTGCAGATCCCGGAACCCAGCGAGACCGAGCGCAACCTGGTGAAGTACGCCGACAACGCCCTTCTTCTGGCGGAGATGAATCTCTTCGGGATGCCGAACCAGCCCAATCTGCAGACCGGCGGCATGATGGCTGTGCTCGACGGCCCGATGGGCTGGCAACGCGCACGCGAAGAGTTTCTGCGCACCCATCGCAGAATTCGCAAGGTTCTGCGGGCATGATCCGCATCCACTTCAAGTACCGCACCCCCGAGGGCGCCCTTGTCCGTGGTGTCGTGGTCACCTGGACAGACCGACGGCAGCAGGTGTCCGCCGACCTCCAGGCACGGGGCTACCACGTTCTGGCGAGGCATGGGGAATGAGCCGCCTCGATCGAATCGCCCTCTGGCTGGCCGTTCTGCTCTTGCGCCGGTTCCCGATCGTCACCCTCCACGTGACCCGGATTCGTGGCGAAGGGAAAGACGCTTGCACCGGAGACACCAGATACAGCCTCAGCAGCAGCACCAGATGCCGGGCTGACTCAAATTCTGGGGTGGCCCTACACCATCTAGACGAGGTCGCGGATGTTCTCGCGAAGCTGGTTGACAGGGTGCACGTGGAGGGTCTCATCCACGAAACCGAAAGCATGACTCCATGAACTGCGTCTACACCTTCCGCAACGAGGCCGGCCACGAGGTCAAGGTGGTGGCCTCCCACCTGGACGAGGCGGTGGCCAAGGCTTCCCCGGGGTGCCCTGGTGGCATGGAGCTGGTGAAGAAGGTGACAATCTCGCTGGCCCGGAAGGACATCCGGATCACCGGAAATACCAGATGATCCCCCCGCGCATGTAGGCCCCACCTTGGAAGGGTGACCCACAGGAACCTTCCGTGAACCTGGGGCTGATGCCCTTCTATGTCCTCCAGGAGAGGGCGTCCAACGACGTCCCGCTCGCTGGTGGGGTCCTCCACTTCTTCGAGTCCGGCACCCTGACCCCCAAGCCGGTCTACGGGGACGCCAGCGGGGCCACCTCGCTCGGAACCTCGGTCACCCTGGACGCATCCGGCCGGGCCGTGGTCTTCCTGGGCTCCGGGGCCTACCGGATCTGGCTCAAGGACTCCATGGGCGCGCAGGTGCTTCCCTGGGTCGACGGAGTCGTGGCGACATCCACGGGCGGCCAGCCGGGTACCAACGGGGTGTTCGCCATCTGCATGACCTACAGCGACGTCCGGAGTCTTCCGGCCGACAGCGCGCCCGATGTGGTCCTGGTCTGCGGACGGGCCACGGAAGGGGATGGCGGGGAGGGGGTTTTCCAGTACGTCCCGGGCTCCACGGAGACGGACGACGCCGGGATCGTCCTGGTCCAGGCTGGATCGGGCCGGGTGTACCGCCGGGAGTTCAACGGCGACCTCGACCCCCGCTGGTACGGGATGCGCTATGGCGTCCTTGCTGGCGACCAGTCCGCGGCCTTCGCCGCCGCGATGACCGCTTCGGTGCGGTGGCAGACCGGCGCCGCGATCCGGGGTACTGTCGCCCTCACCGCGAACACCTCCGTCCCGGCAAACGCCCGGCTTGTCCTGGACGCCGCGGGCTCGAGTTCTGCGTTCTTCGTCTCGACCGCCGGGGCGCTGACCATGACCTTCGCCGCCGGGGCTCAGATCCAGGTGGGCGCCTGTACGATCTGGGGGGACAATGTCTCGCCCGTGATTCCTGCCGGCGTGGTGCTCTCCGACTCCGTCCTCCGCCTTTCCTGGTTCGGAGGATCCACGGATGACGTGAAGTGGGCCAAGGCCAACGGGTGCACGACCGCGGCCTACACGCTCCTGGTCGACATCCCCACGAACATCGTGGACCACCTGACGGTCCCGGCGAACTTCCTGGTGGCCTGGAACGATGGCTGTCCGATCACGGTTTCAGCCTGGGCCGGGATCAACATCCCCGGGTGCGCCTACCAGGGATTCGGGCAGATCCTGCGGTACATCTCTGCGAACTATGTGGGCTCGGTCAGCCTGGGCAACGCCTCGCCGCTCCTGGAGTGGTTCGGGTTCTTGCCGGGCCCCAGCCACACCCTGGACAACAAGACGGCGTTCAAGGCGGCAGTTTCGGCTGGAGCCTTCTGGCTGCGCGCCGGGACCCACTACTACGTCCAGAGCAACGGCGAGGCGCTCATCCTCTCCGTCTCCTGCGCGATGAACGGCGCCGCTGGCGCGGTGCTCGAGAGCGACCAGAACCTGACGACAACGAACCTGACCCTCAACGGGATCACGGTCACCGGCACCGGGGCGTTGACCCCGACCAACCCGGCCACCGTGACGGGCTCCAGTGTGGCGACCGTCTCGAAGGTGGGCCAGGCGACCGACTCGACGTTCTCGGCGTTTGCCGGGGCCTTCTACGCTGGCGCGCTGCGGTGCGCGATTGTGGCGCCCTCGCCATCGTCGATCGGGATCATGGCCAACAGCCGGTTCACCGACTGCGCGATCAGCCAGTCCGGATCGACCGCGTCTCCGCTGTTCTCGCTGGATGCATCCGTGACCCGGGTGGACGTCAGCGGAGGATCCCTTAAAACGCTGGCCTACGCGCTTCTCGTCTACAGCGAGTCGACCGGCGTGGACGTCTACATCGACCGGGTCAGCAACTCCGCCAACTGGACCAACCCCCTCTCGAACGGATACGCCAAGGTCCATCTGATCGGCGCTGTCGGGAAGAATCAGACAGCCTATAGCATCAATGGGTACACCCAGGATGATTTGAGCGGCGCATACCCACCCAACAAAATTGCGACTGATGCGACAACAAATTGGAGGGGTGTCGGATCACCTATCTCTGACGGCGAATGGATCACCCTTACATCCGTTGCGACACTATCTGGTGATCCGTATAATCTCAATACAATAAGATATATTGGTGATTGCTCAAATACTGATGCGACGCAATATCATTTAAACAATGAAGCAATGTTTTACTTATGGCGATATGGCGGTCAAATCAAGGTAAAGTTTATTTGGCCAGGATCCACTCCTCCGTTAGCTAACTTGGCTGTATCATTTCTTTGCAGCGAAATGAGTTCAAATTTTGGCGGCGGTTTTATCGTGGCCACCGTCGGAAGAGTCTTGTTTGGGCGCACAGCCCCGTTTATCGTTCCGAAAATACCTTCTGTTCATGCTCAGTTGAATCTCAATGCATGGGGTGGACAGGTAGACTTAGCAATTGCCGGGAGTGACGCGTTCGTAAATGTTACGGATGATTGGGGGGATGTTTCTTATCATTCAGAAACAGGAAATAAGGTTAGTTGTATTCCGCGCATAGTTATACACAATGTTGCGGCTCCTGGTATTGATTTTGCAGAGCTACCGATCGGATTCAAGTTCAGAATCGAAATCATCCCGAAATTACCAAATACCCACCAATATGAGGCGTTCTGGCCTGATACCTATTACGCCCTATCCGGAGGAACTGCAATCAGCAGCATTCCGGATATGAGCTACAACGTTATGAAGTGGCCTAACGCCTTTCGTAGTTGCGATAAGAACGGCCTAGTGACTGCGCGCACCTTTCAGCCGCCGAACCCGCTCGCCAACATCCTCCCGATCACCAGCTGGCTCACAGCGGACACCTTCACGCATGGGTACTCCTGATGAACGGCCTGACCCCTCCCTGGTTCATGGAGGCGTTCGTTGACGCCGCAGGCCTGCCTCTCTCCGGCGGCCGGATCTACTTCTTCGTTGCTGGCTCCACGGTGATGCCGAAGACCATCTACTCCGACGCCGAGATGACCATCCCGCTCTCGCAGCCGCTGGTCCTGGATGCCGGAGGCGTGGCCCCGCAGTACTTCATGGAGTCGGGGCAGTACAAGGTCGTGGTGTGCACGCCGACAGGTGACCCGACCAGCGGGGTGATCCGCACGCGCGACAACGTGGAAGGATCGGCTGGCGGAGATGCTGGAGGACCTTTCCTTCCTCTCGCGGGCCAGAAACGCGTCTCTGGATGGGTCGCCTTCGACGCCACGGTCTACGGCACCGTGATTGACATGAGGGTGTTCAATCTCACTCAGGCGGGCCTTGAGCTGAAGACCGGAACGCGCATCTACGGCGGCGGGTCGCTGGAGATCGAGTCGTCCGTCTACATGGACGATCCCCGCGCCCTGACGCTCTCTGTGGACTCCCTCGGGACCGGCCCAGGCGGCGTGAGCCCGATCAACTCGACGCACCTCGTTGGACGGGATCCGGTGACGGGTGAGCTGTTGCCGGTGGAGCTGGATCTACCATTCGAACTCCTATCGTCCGTCGTTCCTATTGGATCTAAGGTGGACATCTACAGCGGTATCGGAAAGACTGTGACCAGCCTATCTCTACCTGCTGGTGAGTGGGATGTCTGGGGGGTTCTGCTGCGAGACGACGGGAATCCTGATTTCGCCACGTACGCCAGTGCGAGCCTCTCCACCTCAAACAACGTTGAGGATCCGATTTTTCGGGCATCCAAGAGAAACGACGCCTATGGATGGTTGGATTTGGTGCCGCCGCATTTGCCGATCAGAGTCCCCAGCGGGAGTACGTATCCAGTCTATTTGGTTGCCAAAAGTACATTCACTTCGGTTTCGCAGGCGTACGTCTACGGCAACCTCTACGCAAGGCGGGTGCGATGACCGCGCGCGAAGGGATCCCGGTCCGCATCACCATGGCGAATGCCATCGCGCTCATTCTCGCCCTGCTCACCATCGGCGGGATTGTGGTCCAGCTTGGCCGCCTCGTTCAGAAGGTCGAGGACATCGGCGCCCAGGTAATCTACCTGCGCGAGCGCATCGACGGAATTCGCCCCCCTCCAACCGCTTCCAAGTCCGCCTTCCGCGCGGGCGAAAACACCGTGTGCCTGGACCAGCCGGCGCATCGGCCCACCGCAAGAATCACCCGCCAATAGGAGCCCACCATGGCAACCCAGACCCTCATCACCGCCAGCAAGTCGGCCACCGCTTCCGTCGGGCTCATCTCCGACCAGTGGCTGAACGCTTCGCTCTCTCTGGTCACCACCAGCGGAACAGCCCGCGCGCGCGTGCGCATCTTCGCTCAGGCGGAGACGAACAAGGAAGTGTTCAACGACACCCTATACTTGAATGGGTCGACGCTGACGCCATCCCTCGGCAACGTCTACGGGACGCTCCAGGTCATCGTGGACTTCCTGGATGGGACTACCGGGACGCTCTCCGTCTCGATCAACTACACGCCCGGGGAAACCGGCGAGGACAACCCGACGACGACCCTCGCCACCCTCCTCGCCACGGTCCCCGCGTCCGGCACGGTGGCCCAGCCCACAGACTATCCCGACGGTCGCCTCGTCTCGAACGGCACCAAGTGGGGCGGGCGCTACGGCACCTTCCCTGACCTCGCCACCCTGAACGCCGTCAGCAAGACCAACATCGCCACCAGTGCAGAGGCCCGCGTGACCGGGGCTGGTTTGTACGTGTTCGATGGCACGAACTGGAACGCGATGTTCACCCAGGAACCTTCTACCGGCGTCATCACGGCGGGGGGGGCGGTGGTGCTCGTGCCTGATCTGGCAGAGGGCCGCAACGTCAATATATCCCCGCGTGCGATGACTGACATCGCGTCCGGAGCGGGCCTCATAGCGATTGAATTTGGGACATCCTCCGACAGGAGATGCTCGACGACAGATGTCAACCTCCTGACCGAGACATCCTCAACGACGGGCACAGTAGAGTACGCGGACGGGTGGTGGCGACAAATGCAATCGAAGTACAACTCGCAATTCTCCCTCGCATGGAATGGCGCTGCTGCAGGAGATATTTGGGTTGCTACAGCTGCGAAAATTGCCAGCGATCTGGCGCTACCGACGATGCCGCATGCCAACATCGCATTCCTTCGCCCTGGGGCAAACGACATTGCCACAGGCGCCTCAGTTGCGAGCATCAAGGACTCGATTCAGGCGACCATCGAAACTCAGTTTCTGGCCCGGGGGATTCGCGTTGTGCTCATCACGACGCACACACGAAATCCTCTCGGCAGTGCGGCGTATCTCGCGCAGTACGATGCGATGGCCGCGTTCCTGGATTCTCTGGTCACGGTTTATCCCGGGCTGGTCA